CAATATTATTTCAGTCATGTTCTTATTTCCCTTTTTTCTATTATCTGTCTCATTCTCTCTGGGCCGTCATGCTCAATCCCTTTATCTATTCCCGGATACTCACACGCAAAAAACCAGTGACAGGAATGAAAGGAGTCCTTCTTCATTAAACCCCAAAAAACCTCCTCCCACTCAGGAGACAATGTGTCTGGAACCTTTGCCCATGGCCGGCGCTTTATGCGGCTTTTCTTTTGCTCTTTAGTCATGACAATAAAAGTTTAAGTACCAACCAAACTAGATCGCTCATATCCCGCACATCCCATCGCACTCGTTCTGCATTAAGTCGTTGAACAGATCTTGCTGCCCAGTTTCACTCGCCGTATTGAACCTGACCTCGCGCAGTGGAACCCTTTGCGCGTGTAGGTATCGCTGCCCGTGGAACTTGCCGCCGTCCATCTCTGGATCACGTAGCTTCTCATCGATCTGGCAAGCTTCCTCAAACTCCTCTGGATAGTTGTTCTTTATGTGGCTCCACTCATGGTCATCATGAAACGGGCACCCGATACATGCCGACTTGGCCAACGTCCGTTGCGGGTGACGCTCCCGAAACCAATCAAGGCAGTCGTATCGCCGCATCTCTTTCTCGAGCAACGGCCAACGGTTCGTGACCCATGAATCAGAACTCTCCTTCATGCGCTGCACCTCATCGCGGCTGATGCCCATCCACATTTCCACCATCACGCCCTTGGGTGTCCGCTGCCTTGGCTTCAGGCCGATCAGTTCACGTACCTTCTTGCGTATGGGCTTGAGCTTGTACTCGCTGGTACACTGCCGCCGAGCCATGCCAAACGTACCGTCTTTGTTAACCATGAAGAACGGTATCGCTGAGAAGTTATGACCTGTCGTATTGAGGTTGTTCTCCAAGTCGTGCTTTATGTTACCCGACTCCACCCTGTAAACAGGAAACGATATCTGCTTCTCCAGCCAATCCAGATGTCCGTAGACTTCCTTTGGTTCCCATCCCGTGTCCGCGAATATCGCGCAATCAGGTCTGGGGCCAAACGCTTCGCTCTCGGCCATCATCGCCATGACGGTAGACTGAACGCCAGCGCCTAGGCTCAATACCCGAAGCGTCGGATTCTCAAGAGGCTTCGGTAATATGTTCTGTACCCAATCAGTCATGTTCCCACCTATAGAATATGTGATCACCAATCGTCACAGTGTGATGCGCCCTGTAGGACCAATCCGGTGACACTCTCGTTGCGTGATAGTGCGTTGCACCATATGTAACGTCCTCAAGTTTCTCCATCGCAACTCCCGTCGCAATGTTCATCGCCCATCTGTAGGCGTCATAGTCCGTTGGACGATCTGACTTGCCGTCGCAGTACCATGAGAACTGGCACTTGTGCCGAATCGGCAGATTGTTATCAGGATACGTCGGACCTTGCGTGATAACGTCACAAGCATGATCAGGGTATCGCTCATCAATGACCCTGTTGATCACTACTTGGGCCACGGCCACCTGACCTTCGATGGGTTGATTACGCGCTTCAAAGTAGATGTTCAGCGCCAAGCACATGATTATGGCTTCCATTGTTACTGTTTCTCCTCATTACGACGAGAGCGATAAGCTGCGGTTTTACAGTATTCACTGCACCATTTGCGTCCCTTCCTTGGGACGACATAGTTTGAACATCCGTCGCGGATACATTCGTTAATCCCTAATAGGTCACGCATTAAAAACATAATCTCATTGAAATCCTCGTCATTACGTTCGTTCATCATACTGACGATATTCCTTAATCTCTTCCTCCTATCAATGGTCTCAATTTTCTTGGTCATCTGTCTCTGCCACTTTTATTGCGCTTTTGATGTTTCCATTATAAAGTTTTTCAAATCAATCGCTGGTATATCAAACCAAGGCCTTTTCCCTTTGACATATCGATCCTTTAACAATCTCCTAACTTCACGGGCTACCCATTGGGGATGGCAACCATATAAGTTAGGAAAGTGAAAATCATATGAGCATGGGAACGGCCCATTAGATCGTATCTTCCTTCGAGCATCATGAGCATCTTTAGTGACCATTATTTTAGAGATGTTATCTCGCGGCATACCAATCACTAAAAGCTCTTGTCTGTATCGCTTGTTATCTGGATCACAGCCTTTATGCCAGGGGCCGTATCCATTAGGATTATAAAATCGTGGCTCATCATACCGTTTGCCAAACATAAGGGCTGAACAAACATGGAGCGGATGGCCCCGGGCGAGCTTCCAGATAGGCTCTTCTAAAACATCTATGTTGGCTCGCAAAATAGGGTCTTTTGCTATGGCCTCGCTCTTGAGCCTGTTTATAGTCCCCATGCGATAGTCATCAAGATCATACATCAATTACCTCCTTTGTGTTCTGCCACCTTTATTGCGTTTCCGATTTCTTTTGCGATTTGCGGGACGATGGAGTTTCCCAAGGCACGGAGTTGAGGTACTCGGTTGGGTAGCCCATTAACCAAGCGACCCACAGAGGGCTCAACTGCCCACCACTCTTCTGGTCCAGCTTCACCATATCCCCCAAGTTGGCCTGATGACCCTTTTCCATTCTTGCTTTTATCTTTTCCGGGTCTTGATACTCCCCGCCGCCCTTCTCTCTTGCGTTGGGTGTCGGCCACATCGTCACCGCCGTCTCCAGATTGAAGCTTTCCTTCTGACCGCTGGGCCGTACCCCCGTGAAGTTCGGTGTCGCACCCCTTGGTGTCGCGTCGGGCGTCGGCCAGAACTGCTCTACCGCATAGTCCAGCCTGTCGTTCCGAATCTTCCCGTCCTTCCTCACTACCGTTGGACCACTGCCCTTGTGATCGCTCACTGTCGGGGTCGGCCACATCTCTACCCACCTGTCCAAACTCACGGACTTGTTCGTTTCGTAGTTCAGCTTGCCCGTACTCGGAGTCTGATTCGTGCTCTTTCGGCTTATGTGATCCTGTGCCGTTGGCGTCGGGACCATGTGATGCGGCTTCGCTCCCCCCAAATTCAAACCCCAACTGCCGCTGTCCCGCGTTGCCATCGAAGGCGCCATCTGGTTCGCTTTGGCTGTCGGCGTGTGCAACAATCCAGATCCGCTGTCTGATGTGCGGGGCGCCAACCGCGCAAGCTGGAATATTAAACGTCCTTGTGGCGTAGCCTTCGCTCTCCAAGTCAGAGAGTACTTCGTCCAAGCCCAGGCTGATGATTCCAGCAACGTTTTCTCCAACAACCCAAGTGGGCCGGCATTCCCTGATAAGCCTAAACATCTCTGGCCAGAGGTGACGGGGGTCGTCTTGAGCTTGCTGCCGCCCCGCGTGACTGAATGGCTGGCAAGGGAATCCTCCGCAAATAACATCGGGGTCTGGGTCGGGTAGGTCGGATCTTTGGACATCGCGTATGTCTCCTAGCACGGGAACGTCGGGCCAATGATACCTTAACACGGCCTGACAGTAGGGCTCTTGTTCTATGAAACAGCTCGTCTCAAAAAAATCGGTGGCTTCGAGCCCTCGCGCAAAGCCACCGATCCCAGAAAACAGGTCCAAGGTTTTAAGTCTCATGACCCCAACGGCACTAGCCAATCGGGCTTTTCAACATCTCTTCCACACTTCGGGCATACAAGAGCAGACCACTCCAAGTGACCTACCGTCGCAACCCCGAGGCAGTGAGGGCATGTCAATTCTTCAGGTTCGTTGTGTAGCTGAAGTGGAGCGACGGGACCGTCGATCTCTACGATGTCGGTCCCGTCACTGTTCCATGCCGTTATCTTAAACGTCATGACTTCTTCTTTTTTAAGGCTGGCTTCAACGCGTCAAGGACCGCTGCTTTAACGTCATCCTCATCCTTGGACTTCTTGATCTTGTCCGTGATGTCCGTCTTCTTGCCGTCAGGCATCATGATTGTAAAACTAGGCATCTTTCTTCCTCTCTATCTTAGGGGTGTGCTTCGGAGATATCTGACGATACCCCCGAAGCCAAAACAGAATTTTGCGAATAAACGTCATACGGAAATAGAACGATTCGTCATGTGATCACGAACCATGGCAACCGGACCCTTGTACGTGTTGCCTTCCTTATCCTCTAACAGAACAGGACACTTACGTGCGCGGGTGTTCCATCCCGTGATCTTCAGGACTTTACCTTTATAGTCCATGAACGTTTGATCAATCCACGCGGGATCAAGACCATGGATGGATGCCGCAGCAATGTAGGCCGCACGTTCCTTGTTCTGAACGACACCGTTATCATCAACAACGGCGCAACTAAGAGTAGCCTTGAAATTCGTATCGGAATACGAAATGCCACCCAGCTTTAAATCTAAGGAAATGTTTGCATTACCGTCACGCAAGTCTTCCGCGACATTGTCCAATGCCGTCTGTATTGCGTCACGAATCAGGTTGATGTTGGACTTATCAAAGGTATCCATCTTGTTCTCCTTTCTAAATGGATTGTTCGTAACCATACATCTCCCACTTCCATGGGTCAAGCGAATAAGGGTTCGATGCACTTGTGTCTATATAGGGGTCAAATATAAAAAACAGTTTGAAAAATAAAAAAATAGGGAAAAAAAGTGTAACATGTGCAACGGAGCGTGGTTCATGGACCAAAGATGTAATGGTATCAGTAATTTAACAGGTATCGACTCGTTACACTGCTCGTTACACTTGTAGCAAAAACAGCTGTTTCGTTACACTTTTTTCTAGCCGTGGGCAAAATTGAGTTTTCAAAAATCTCATTTGATTTGTAAAATGCTCCATATATAGGAGGTACTATGAAACATTGGTTTTGGAACTCATCACCCGTAAGGTGGTTTTCTAAGCGGGTTGGTAAACTACATAGTTGGTTATGGAACCGTATGTGGAACAAGGGGAAGTCATGAGCTCAAGACGATCTATTGAGACTAGGGCTTCTGAGATTGAAGAAAGCCATGGTCGGAAACTGACGAATCGCCAGAAGGAGTTTGCCAGGTACTATGTTGAGGGAACGCATTCAAATGCATCGTGCGCTCGTATGGCCGGCTACTCAGATAAAAACGGAATCGCGAAAATACAGGCGTGTAAACTTTTGGACCCAAGCACGTTCCCACATGTCGCTGAATACATAAGTGAGCTACGCGAAGACCGTGAACGAAAGTATGGTGTGACCCTCATCGGTCAGCTTCAGAGATTCAGTGAACTGTCTAGGTCGGCGGAAGATAACGGTCAGTTCTCCGCAGCGGTGAACGCAGAGAAGATCCGCTCATCATTGGGCGGCCTGACAATCGATAGAAGAGAGACAAGTCACTTTCATGCCATCGAGGCGATGTCCCGAGAGCAGATAGAAGACAGACTGAAAGAGCTACGGGGAGCTCATCCGGGCGCCTTCATTGAAGCAGAGTACGAGGAAGTGAATGGCGCAGAAACCAGAGACGTTGCTTTGGAACAGATTGAAGCAAAAAATCCCCCAGCATTGGAACGTGACGCGGATTGAGAACCGCATGGGCGGGGGCGTCCCCGATGTTCACATGTGCGCCGAAGGCTATCCCTTTTGGGTAGAACTCAAAACAACCAAAACTAACCGAATTAATATATCGTCGGGTCAAATCGCTTGGAACCATGCGTATTGGCGTTCGGGCGGTGTTAGTTTTTTCTTGGTACACCCCCTCAAAGGCCGCAACCTATATTTGTTTGCGGGGGACAAGGGTCGGGAGTTAGCGACCCATGGTCTGGCGGTTCGGGGATCGGGGTCGGGGGCCAAAACGTCCGTGGACTGTTTGTGGTCGGGGTCGGGTCTCGAGGAACTTTGGGGTCGGGTCCTGAACCTGAGTCGGGGTCGGGTCGGGTCGGGGACCAGGTGAGTCAGGTTGGGTCGGGGAATCCGGGGGGTCAACCCAAGACCAATCAGATACAACCCCCCCGGCCCAAGTGCCCAGGCTCATTCCCAGGCAAATAAATGCCCCGTCCGGTATGAGGTAACCCGGACGGGGCTGGGGGATAGTCAGTCCCCCGTTATGCAGCGACGCGTCTTTTCGCGGGGCCATGCCCGACGAAGCCAACAACCACACGCCGCCGCTGGTGTTGGCATAATTGGCATTCTTTACAGCTGGTTTCTTTATACTGCGCGGGGCAAACTCGGACGGGTGCCCCGTTTGGCGTTTCAGTTTTCGTGCCCTCAAAGTCATGGGGCAGTGTAACACATACGGGACCCGCCCCACTAGCTAGAAGCTCGTCCGCGTGATCGAGATTGTTAGCGGACAGGTTGACCGTGAACCCGTTTTCGTTTGCCCATTTGACGCTGGCCAATTGTTCGGGGGTCGAAGTCTTATGAGTGTAGGTAAACCCGCGCTTGCCAGTGTTGGCTTTTACCAGATCGGAAAGCTTGCCCTTGTGAATCCGCTCGCCTACTCCCGGCAGATCGCCGGCTTGGTTATGGCGCCATATTTGACCGTCGGGCAGATCGGATATCCGCGCCATGGTCTCGGACCAATTGTCCGCGAATGCGTCAACTTCGGCCCAGCGGTGCTTGAGCGGACCATACTCGGCATAGCACCCGCCGCCACCCTTTAAGGGACAGCTCGGGGGGCAGCTTTTTTCTTCCGTCGTCGTGACGGGAATGTCGCCGGTTTTTATATTGCGCGACTTTTCAACGAATCTAGTTTTCATGATACACCTATTCGGTTGTTGGATTGACTAAGAGAACAGTACCATAAAAACGGGATAAAGCAAATATAAAAAAGGCCCCGACGCAAAAAGGGGGAACGTCGGGGCCCATCAGGGAGTATCTAGGAAGCGTCAACTATACGTCGGGTCGGGGTCGGGGGTCAATAGGTCGGGTCGGGTCGGGCCAGGGTCGGGCCAGGGTCGGGTCGGGATTGAGTGTTGGTCTAGGAACCGCCGGCACAGATCCCGGAGACCTGGGCTCGAGGCCTGGTCGGATAGATGGCCGGCGGCCTCCCGGGTCAGATCCTCGAGCACGGCGGCCGGTATCATACCGACCCCCGCTTAAACTCGCTCAGAGTGTTGGCCCAATAGATCGCGGCCCAGCTCCCGTCTACTTGGTTCAAGTGTTCAAACGATGTCGTCTCTCTGACGATCCCCTCCAGAGCGGACAACCGCCGCTGGGAGAGTGAGGGGGCTTTCGCCCCCCCGTTGTTAGAATGATCCACAGCCTTCGTATCCCTCATCAACATATCCCCCCGTGATCTCAAGGTCTGGAAATTTCTCTTTCAAGGCGTCGATAACTTTGAAAGGCGCACACCATGCTGTGTCAAATTGATATGTAATGGTTGTCCATTTGCCGTCCAGAAAAGTCTCCTCTTCCGAAACGACACGACAAGCATTCCACTTGGTGTCCCAATTTGCAATTTGCCAATCGCGCCAATTCGCGATGCCTTTCCTTTTGCATTCGGCACGTTCCTTGTCGCCAAGGTTTCCCTCAAACATATCGTCTGGTGGTGGCACAAGTTTCTTGAAACAGAAACCGTCATTGTCTTCCCCCATGAATTTTTTGAAGGAAGCTATAGCTTCAGTCCTATCTGTGATCTCAAGCGTGTTCGCTGTCCAATTAGGCATGTCGCCCCCCTATGCTTCAATGTGAAGTTGAGTTTCACTGAGCTTGATTTTCAAGTTACCGTTCTGATTTATGATACGGTCAACCTGACCCTCTTCTAAAGGAATAAACTCCGCGAAGTCATCGCCGCTAACATCATGGGTCTTGTCCCATAGCGTGTCGCGATTGGCCTTCGTGGGCTTGTAACCTTGGGCATAGACGACGGTGGTCTTTGCGCCGTCTTCTAATTTGCCGAAGACGAAATTTTTGTCGGTTGGTGACATGACATAAATGCCCTCATCCTTCACAAGCCAGACACCGAATTCCTTCGTTGTCGTTTGAGTGTATGGCTTTCTGCGAGGGTGATCAGATGCAAAGGCTACCAATTTGGAAAGCGTTCCCTTTGCGTCATTTTTGAAGTTAAGCGTATGCATAATCTTCTCCATTGGTTGTTGACTATGTGAAGAGTATCCCATAATATTGGTACAGTCAACAACTAGAAGGAAACAAATTATGTCTACCAGAGCTTGCTATACTTTCCTTGATACATTCAGTAGAGGCGAGACGAGATCGTTTCATGTCTACAAGCACCATGACGGTTATCCATATGCTGGCACTGAATCGTCAGAAGCTGGTGGCCTTGTCTGGATTCGTAACGCTCTTATTTATGCATGGGATCTTCCACGCTTTGAGGCTGATGAATTTGCGGCTTCTTTTATTGTTGCCAATAAAGGAAACAGTGGTGGTGTCCGCCTTATCAATACCGAACACCCTTGGCAGTTTTCCGGCGACTCCGAATATTGGTACGTGGTCGATAAGCGCGAGAACGTGCCCGACCTTTATGTTGAGGTCTTTGAAGTCGATTGGTGGGAGGCTGAACCTACGAACACTCTGATCATGGAGGGTGAACTTCACCACCTGATAGAGAAACAACGAAAACGCAAAGCCGCATAACAGAAAAGGCCCCCAAGTCGGGGGCCTTTTTTTATGGTCGGGTCGGGTCGGGTCGAAACGATGCCCAGCTGGGCATGGCCGCCGGGGGTCGGCGGCCGTTGTATCAGGACCAGGCTCGAGGCCGGCCTCAAAAAGAAAGGGGGCCTAGGCCCCC